CAGAAGATGAATTATTGGTAACTGAAGCTCAAGCAGTATCACCAGCCCCATCCCCACCACAAGAGTCAATTACTACGACACCCGCTCCAGCCAAATTAGATCCATCTCCTGTTGCTGCTCCAACACCAAAAACAAATAAGCCATTAAACGAAAGATCTACAAAAAATACAGTTGATGGAGACCCATTAGAAGTTACTGAAGATGATATCAAATCTAATGAAAAGCCAATAAGTGCAGATACTGCGGCATTTGACAGCCAAATAGATAATGCATTTAAAAATGTAACCATCAGTGATGTTGTTGCTAAATTAGAAAAAATTTCAAAATACTATAAAACTAGAGAGCATCCAAGAGAACTAAGTATCGTAGATATGATGTTAGATAGTTTAGGGCTAGCCTCTTTATTCCCATCCTTATCAGAAGCTTTAAATAAATCTTTGGAAGCAAATAACTATATTTCTACTCGTGTAGATGATATTTTATCTAAACTACGTGGAGCTGTAGCTACTCAAGAAAAGAATCCAAAACCTGAAAATGATAAACCAGAAGTTGCAGGAATAAAAAATAAACTTCAAGAAGACCAAGATAAAGAAATTAAACGTAAGCAAATGAGAAAAGAACAAGAGGCTTCCGAGTTAGATAACAAAGAAAAAGAAACTCCAGAAGTAGAGATTGAAGAAGACTTAGCTCCACCTCCAGCAACTCCCGCTACTAAAGCTCAACCACAACGCCCACCAGCATAAGCGAATGAATGAAATTACGAGAACTACTTCAACAAATGGCGGAAATTCAAAAAAAGATAGGCTCATCTGAAGCCTATATTTGTGGTGGCACGCCCAGAGATCGATATTTAAAACATCTAGAAAATATTTCAGATCTCGATATTACAACTGGTGATAAAACAGTTGGATTTTTATCTCAAGAATTGGGATCAGAATTATCTAAAAAATATAATGTAACTCGTCGTTCTCACGATGATGGACATAGTTCTATTTATATTGGAAGTTTTAAAATGGATTTTTCTTCGAATTATAATGTTCCAAATATTATCAATATTCTTAAAACTAAAGCAATCACAAACCCTACTGAAATGCAAAAAGAAATGTTTAGTAGAGATTTTACATGCAATGCATTATTGCTATCTTTAGATCTTAAAAACTTAATTGATCCAACTCATTATGGTTTCAATGATATTAAAGATAAAATGATTAGAACTTGTTTAGATCCACAAATTACTTTGACTTCTAATAAGAATAGAGTTATTAGAGCAATATATTTGGCATCTAAATTAGATTTTAATATTGACCCATCTATTATTGAGTTCGTTGGAAAAAACCCTCAAACGGTTAAGATTGCTAGTGATAAAGTATTATCAGAAAAATTAAATGAAGCTTTTAATAGAGATGCTGATAAAGCTTCTTATTATATATCTAAAATGAATTTATGGAATCAAATTCCAATTACAGAAGTTGTTCAACCTTATTATATGAAAGCGCAAAATGGTATGGTAAATAAAAAGGCTTATTTCCAGGGAGGAGGCGGGGTAAACGAACCAACTCCAAAAGAAAAAAAGTATAAATCGGATCCAGCTATCGTTAATCAAGTCCGCTTTAAAGAGCCATTTTATCACAACTACGATATTTATGAAATTCCAGGATTCGAACACATTGGTCCAGGTGCCGGATGGAACTCTCTACAAAATTATAAAAGCATTTCTGATTTTCTAGCCGCTCGCCGTGAACGTATGAAAAGTAAATATCGGGCCGATGACTCTTGGATTTTGGATAGCGGGAAAAAAACCAAAGAAAATCCTGGAATAAAAGCCAGAGCAAATTTATTATCCCAAATAATAAAAACTGCTAGAATGCCTGGTGGTTTGTTTCACAAATTACATCAAAGATTTAAGGATCAAAACTGCGTTGACGAAAATGACGGACCAAATTTTGATTATGGTAAGGAATTTTATGCAAACATGGACAAATATAAAAGTGTAAAAGATTTTGAAGAGCACGCTGATAAAGGGCCGGTAGCTTTCTTTGCTGATGATAATGCTATAGATTTTCCAATAGATGAATATATTGATCCAGATATTTCTGCTACAGAACCAACTAATGTAGATGGTGGAAATCCAGCAGGAGAAGGTAATTTAATAGGAGGGTATTTAGATGAATATCTTCCAGAAAATGATTTTGAAGGCAAAATGCCTACTAGCCTAGATTTTGGTCGAGATTATATAGAGGGAAATAGTGATGAAAAATCATCTCCAGTAGACTTAAAATCCATTGAAAATCTATTAAATAAGTACTTGTCTCATGGTTTATATGGGTTACCTGATGGTGTAGATTTGCCAGATGAAGATTTAGAAGAATCCAAAGATTTAAACTCAGATTATGGAACTAGAGGTCCAGATAGTTTAATTTATGAAGACAAATGGAATATCTAAAACAGCGGATATTATTACATATATGCATACACACTCCAGAGGTACCTAAATGTCATTACAGTCAACAGCACAAGAATTAATAGTTGTCGATCCTGCTATGGGTCTTTCAATGGATGACCCTGGTATGTCATTAGTTCCACTTGAAGTAGAAGATGTGCATTCTGATCATCCTGCTGTTATGGAACCAATCGCACATAATCATGAAGAATCTCCTTTAATGGAAGTTCACGATCATCCTGAAGAATTAGAAATTCATATGGATCTTCCAGGAGCCCCACCAGGAACACAAGATCCAGAACCAGTTCTCGAAGTTTCAGAACCTGAAGAAGATAAATCAAAAGCTATGGATGAAGATCCTGCTAAAACCAAGTCTAATGAAAAATGGGATTGGTCTAAGCGTGGTCCAAAAGGATTTATCGCTTGGGTTAAAGAACGTTGTGATGATGTTCCAAAACATTCTGGTTATGATACTGCCGGTCTAGAAAGAGCCGTTGCTTATCTTGAAAGATTAGATAATGAAGTTTCCAAAGCAATGAGATTAGATTTAGATGGCGAATTAGATGCTAATCAAATTGAAAAAGTCAGAGCTATTATCGATAATGGTATTGAAAGATTAAATGATCGTTTAGATAAAGTAAAAACTAGTAAGAAAAAGACGCGTAAAAAGAAGTCAGAAGTTATTCACGAAGGTCTTGTGAAAGAGGCTCAAAAAATTACTGGAGTACAAGGTGTATTCGTAACTGTGCCCTTATTGATTTCTAGAATTGCAAGAGTTTGTATTAATGGCATGGTGTCTGCTGGTCATGATATCGAAGATTTATATGCAAGACAAGTAAAATATTACAAACTTAGTACTCGTGAGCAAGCAGAAGTTCAACAACTTTTGTCCGATATGGGTTATGCTGTTCGTCAAGATAGAGGCTTTATGCCAGATGAAGATTTTGATGTTTCTAGCAGTGACAACATGGATTGGGCTGCAAACTACAAAGGATAATTATGTCTCGATACGTTAGACACTCAGCTATTATTTCTAGACAATCTGATGAATCAATTGGTGATGATCATTGGTTAAAACAATTCCAAAAAAGTTTGCAAAAGGGAGCTGTACAACCAAGACAGCAAGAATCTTTGTTCGACCAAATTAATTCCATCATGAACGGAAGTGCAACTTCTAAATATCCATCAGTTGAAGCTGCTGTTCAAGATATGAAGGAAAGAAGTGGCTTAACAGCTTATCTTAATAAGGTTAAAGTTTCTCAAGAAGAAGCCTCTACTACTAAGACAGCCAGTGATAATCAACAAGCAATTGATAAAAAAGTTGATATGACACCAATTGTAGTTAAGAAACATCCACCAGTCTTAAAAACATTAGAGAGATATATTAAAGATACTAATGGTAACTTACCAATCTCTGCTATAGTAGATAAAATTCGTTCTATTCATCAAAATGATTGCTCTGATGCAAAAGATTGGGAAGATGATAAATTACTGATTATGATTAGTAAACTTAATCTAGTTGCTAAGAAAAATAATCCCGGTACATTTCAAGATTATAACAATTTAGGCGCCAGAGATAGTGAATCTAATTCAGAAGTAGATCCTTCTAATACTGATGCATTTTTTGCTTTAGCTCCAGCTAAAATTTGAGCTTCTGTTTCAGCAATAAGTTCTTTTTTACAAAAATTGCTGCAATTATAACACATGATTTTTAATCCTAAGTTGTCTGGAAAATCATTTTTAATAATCCAGCGATACAAGTGAATACCAGTATTTGATTTTTTATTTTCTATAGTTAATCTTTCAATCTTATCTTCACCGCACTCAACACATTGATTGCCATAGGCTTCTATCACTCTTTTTTTATCACGTAGAGCATATTTATCTTTATAAGTAATATTTTTGCTGCATTTACAATTGTAACATAATATTTGATAACCATCTTTTTGAATAGGATTGTTGTATAACCAATTATATATTTTATTAGATGTTTGTTTTACATCATTATTTTTACAATCAATTATTAGTTTATAATAATTATCTTCTCCACAAAATATACATGCATCTCCATAGGAATGAATAATCGCACTTTGCCTACTACGATATCGTGCCATTTGTTTTTTACTGTAATCTGAATTTTTACGATATCGTTTTTTATCTTGCTTTTTACGACATATTTTACAAATGTAATGCTTTACTTTTTTGTCATATTTATTCCAATTATAGCTGGATAAATACTCTTTACATTTAAGACAATTTTTTAGACTAAGTTTTTTCTGTGAAGTCACAGTAGTATATATATCTTCATTTCAATATGCCTGTACTAAATATTGAAGACAAAGATTTGTTTATGAAACTTAAAAAGCAACTGATGATGCTCGATCCAGTTAGCTTTTGTGAAAATCATTTAACATTAGATGGTAAGCCATTTAGGTTGAGTGGAAACGGGTATAAACCGTTTGGAGAGATATACAGATATATTGGAATCAAAGCATTAGAGCCAGATTCTAAACCAGTAATTATTGTTAAAGGTCGTCAGGTTGGCGCCACAACTATGGCCAGTGCCCTAGAAATGTATTTTATGGGTTCTGGAATTTTTGGAATAGCTGATAAGCCACCAATTCGTGTTATTCATGCGTTTCCTCAATTGGAATTAGCTGCGGCCTATTCTAAAACCAAACTAAACCAAATAATATCATCTGCTATTCCAGTTCCAGCTGATCCTAATAATAAAGCTGCAAAACAAAAGTCTTGCATGCAAGTTTTATTAGATCAATCTACTGCAACAAATGATTCTTTACATTTTAAACAATTTACTGGCGGAAACCATTTATGGGTTGAATCAGTAGGATTAGATGGAGACCGAATCATGGGTCGTACTGCTGATATTTTATTTTTTGATGAATGTTTCCCGTCTAATCAAAAAATAGCAACTAATAAAGGAAAAAAAACAATTGGCAGTTTAGTTAAAAATCATTTAAATAATAAAGATAATCCATTAATTTTATCATTTAATGAAAACACACAGTCTTTTGAATATAAAAAAATTATTAATGCATGGGAACGTGAAAAAAAAGAATTAATAAGATTATTTTTATGTGGAAAAAAAATTGACTGTACGCCTAATCATAAATTTTTAACAGAATTTGGCTGGCAAGAAGCTAAAAATATTAAGTCTGGTACATTAATAAAAACTTATCATGACACTGATAGGCATATAAGTTCGCTTAATAATGACCAATATCAAATAATATTAGGCTCATTTTTGGGAGACGGACATGTTAATAGTGAAGGGCAATCCAGATATAGATTAAAAGTTATTCATGGATCATCTCAAAAAGATTATTGTAATTGGAAAGCTAATGCATTTAACTCTAATATTAAATATATTAAAGAAAATGGCTATGCAAAAAAAGAGGCATATAGTTTTCAAACTAAATTATTCGGATTAAATAAAAAATTTCCTAAAACAAAAAATGATTGTCCTCAATGGATATTAGATGATATTGATGCAAGGGGAATAGCTATTTGGTTTATGGATGATGGTAGTATTACAAGAAAATGGAATAGCGGCATGTCTGGAACTATTTCTACATGTTCTTTTAATGAAGATAGTCAGAAAAGATTTGTTAAAAAATTCAAAGATTTAAATATTGAATGTCATTATAAAAAATATGATGGACAGTTTTATTTATTATTTAATAAAAATGGATTTAATAATTTATTCAAATTAATTGAGCCATATATGCATGAAAATTTATTGTATAAAACTCATATGAAAGAAAATAATTATAAATGGAATTTTATCCAAAATAAATTTGGATGGCTTATTTTGGATAAAATTGTTAATACAAATATATCTAAAAAAGTATATGATATTGAAATTGAAAATAATCATAATTTTATATTATCACCAAATACATATGGACATAATCTTGGAGGACCAATTGCTCATAATTGTCAAAAAACGACCAGCACAGCCATTGGTAACTCTTTGAAAGTTTTAACTACTGCTAAATATGGCAGACCATCAAAAGGTGTCCAAATATATTTTGGAACACCAAGACGTAAAGGTTCTGATTTTCATAAAATGTGGCAGACATCATCTCAGCAATATTATTATTTGGGCTGTGAAAATTGTGAAAAACATTTCCCATTATATACTCCCGGCTCAGATGATTGGAAGAAAATTTGGATCTATGGTAAAATCGTAAGATGCCCACATTGCACTCATGAGCAAGATAAGTTAGAAGCTGCTGAGCGTGGCAAATGGATTTCATTTAAAGATCCAAACGATCCAGATTGTCAAATGATTGGTTTTCATATCAATCAATTATACATGCCAATGTTTACTAGAGAAGATATTGATAATGAAACTCCTGGAAAGCATCCAATCAATACTGAACGTGTATTCATGAATGAAGTTTTAGGGGAATTTTTTCAAGGAGATTCTAGCCCAATTACTCCAGAAGAAATAAAAGAAAAATGCGCAGATGTTGGAAGAAAATTTAGTGGACGCATAACTCCAGTTATTAACTCAGCGGACCCTCAAATGGTAATATTGGGAATCGATTATGGTGCTCGTGCCGATTTAGAACAATTAGCCAATCCAGAAAAAATTAGAGCATCAGGACAATCCTATAGTACTGCTGTAGTTTTATCTGTTAAAGGCCCCAATTTATTGAGCATTGAATTTGCAACAAAGTTTAAAAGAAATGATATGGAAAGTAAAAAGGGAATTATAGATCAAATAATGAGGCAATATAGTGTTCAATTAGCGGTTGGAGATATTGGTTACTCTAATGATTTTTCGTCTCTATTACATCAAATTTACGGAGATAAGTATTTAGTATCTCGTGCTCATAATAAAGTAAATGGACACGTAAAATTTACCACAGACGCGTTTCCTAAGGAAATAGTTTTTGAAAGAGATTTTTATATTGGTGAATTATATGAACAAATGAAAAATGGAATGATTAGATTCCCATATGGTGATTATGAAAAAGTAGCCTGGCTAATTGATCATTGTTGCAGTATGGAAATAAAACCATCAACATCTAGAATTGGCGGAGATCCTGAAATACATTATGTAAAAGGTGGCACTCCAAACGACGGTTTTATGGCTTTACTTAATGCATATATTGCTTACAAATTTCTCATTACTAGAGGATTTACCAATAATAACCCTTTACTTCAGCAATCTAATTTTTCTAATCATAATAAACCTCTAGTATTAAGTGGCTTTATTCCTCGTAAATTCTGAAAATCTCTAACTACTTCAATGCTTTGATATATTATTACTTGAGTATAGTAGAGTAGATGGAAATAAATTGAGGAAATATGGCTATTAATAAAGCTCAAAAACTATGGGTAGGACCCTCTAACTCGGATCAGTATCTAGGATCTAAATCTTCTGTACCACAAGTTAGTTCACTAATGTCACGAACTGTATCAGATATTAGGCGGCAAGGTATTGCTGGTGAAGTCGAACAAGGTCTATATAGAGATGGATCTGGCCCAACTGTAAAAGAAGATGGATTTACGCTAAATGGCAGAGTAGTTTCATCTGTAGGTACTCATAAATATGCTCAAGTTGTAAGTAATTCTGGTGGAAATTTCCGTGGTGGTACAGGAGATACAGTAAAGCAAACTCCTGAAGTTTACTCTCCACTATGGTTAAATTCTAATCTTAATTTACCACGTGATAGAGCAACCATCAATGCTTGGTGCCGTAGTTTTTATGCTTTAAATCCATTTGTTCATAATGCAGTTAATCTACACAGCACGTATCCTATTAGCAAATTAAACATTAAATGTCCAAACAAAGACATCGAGAAATTCTTTAATGATATGATTGAAGAAATTGATCTTATGAATATTTGCGTGCAAATTGCGCAAGAATATTGGTTATTGGGAGAATCTTTTGTTTATGCAGAATTGGATGAAAGTCGCGGAAAATGGAGCAGATTACTAATCCAGAATCCAGATTATATGATTGTAAAGCGTACGGTAGTTGCTAATGAACCAATCATTATGTTACGTCCTGATGAAAATTTAAAGAAAATTGTTTTTTCAAATAGAACTAATGATATCGAACAGCGTAAACAGCTTAATAATCATATTATAGATTCAGTAAAGCGTGGAGAAAATATACCATTAGATAATTTCCATGTTTCACATTTAGCACGCAGAATTAGTCCTTATGAAATTAGAGGAACTGGTCTTCCAGTATGTATTTTTAGACAATTAATGTTATTTGATAAATTACGTGAATCTAAATATGCTCAAGCAGATAATATGATTAATCCATTAACATTGGTTAAAATTGGAACGGATGGTCCAGACGGATTACATCCTACAGTTGCAGATTTAGATGCATTCAGAAACGTTTTTGAAGAAGCTCAATATGATAAAGATTTCAAAATCTTTACTCATGCTGGAGTAGCAGTAGAACGTGTTGGTTATGGACAAGGAATTTATGATATTTCTGGAGATATTACTCAAATAATTAAAGAAATATATGTTGGATTACAAGTACCACCAGTATTAATGGATGGTGGAGCTGATACTACATATGCTAATGGTGGTGTTGCTCTTGATGTATTAAGACAACGTTACATGCAATTTAGAAATATGATGTCTCAATGGTTAAAAAGAAAAATCTTTGCTCCCATTTCCAAAATTCAAGGTTTTTATGATTATTCTGGTGGGGAAAAACAATTAATTGTTCCAGATGTAGATTGGAACCATATGTCTCTATTTGATGCTGGAGATTATATTAATGGATTAGTAACTTTAACTCAAGGTGAAGATGCAGCTAAAAGAGCTTCATTACATACATTATATAGATCTTTAGGATTGGAATTTGAAGATGAAATTCGTAAAATGAGAAAAGAGGCAATTCAATTAGCTATTAATAAAAAAGAGAAAGTGGCTCTTGATGCTCTGGATTTGAACTCTTTGCGTGCACTAGATGAAGAAGATGAGATTCCAGAAATGGAAACTAAACCAGGTGAAACTGGTGCTATGCCGCCTCTTCCAGGAGAAAACCCTGGCGGTAGTGCCCCACCAAGCCCAGGAGGATTACCTGGCCTAGACCTTGGTGGATTGCCTCCAATCCCACCAGGACCTTCAGGTGGCACACCTCCATCCCCTCCACCACCTTCTGGTAGCCC